AAAGAGTACAAAATTATTCATTTATCAATAAATCTAATGCAAATTAGTAAAGTTACGCAAGCAGAGCTTGACAGTATCCTTGACAAAGAGAAAATTCAGGTAGTTTCCGATAGCTTAGAGACACTGCGCTTAGGTAAGTTACCAACTCCCAGGACACCATTTTACAAGGATGTTCCTCAAGAAGAAGTGTTCGGCAATTGGATATCTATACTTAACCGTCAGGACCCGAAATTTAAAAGATTAGTAGATTACGATATTACGAGACTTGAGAAAACAGGTCCCCAAGGAGGTTATCCCCCCCTTTCTGAGAGGATGGAAGAACTTGAGAATTACTACAAGAATCCTCGGAACCTCAATTTGACTAGTGAAGAATATGCCAGAATCGTGAATAAATTACGTAATTTCTTGTTTGGAAGCGAGAAAAATAAACGCCCACAAGCATACGAGAGCGTAGTTAAACGTGACGTAGATGAGGAGAAGTTAAACACCAATTCAGGGCTTCCTCTTTACGGCAAACGCAGTGAGCCTTTCATTCAGAGAAATGCAGTTGCACTCGCTAAGTCCGGATCTTGGAAAACATTACCGGCTATACTGGGAAGTAGATCGCAAAGAGGTAAGTGGAGATTCATTTATATGTTTCCTTTTGCGGTGAACTTAGTTGAAAAGTCATTCTTGTTACCACTGATGGATATTATACGTTCCAGAAATGTCTTAAGTTTTAGTGCTTGGGAAGGATTTGATAAGGTAGAAATAGCTATGGACAAACAAGGCTTTTTCCAGACTCAAACGATTGTCTCGATGGATTATACTAAAATGGACACTTATTGTGGTGAGGCTTTCATGAATCTCGTCTATGACGTTATCTCACCCGTGTTCCAGGATTCATACCGTCCACTTCTACGAGAATCGCTTATGTATGCATGTAACATTGAAGTTTTAATTGGTATAGATAAAAAGGTATCTGGCACTCACGGACTGGCCAGTGGTTCAGGATGGACTAATTTCACAGAATCTGTATTTTCACAAGGAGTCAGATTTTTGATTGAAGAGAGATTAGGCATTCCTCTTGCGGGCGATCAAGGACTAGGCGATGATGGCGCATTTAGTTTGAATCAGAAAGTTAATAATGTATCTGAATATATCGTTGATGCTGCTCAAGATTGTGGCTTAGAAGCGAGCGACAAGAAACAGCGTGTAGACAGCGAAACGTGTACGTACCTGCAAAGATTCTTCGATAAAAACATTATGATCGAGAATTCAAATATCGTGGCAGGTAGCTATCCCAGTATATTAGCGTTAAATACTGCGATGAACCCGGAGAGGTTCCACGATCCAAGAAAATGGAATGAAAGTATGGAAATACTAAGGTGGATAATGATTCTTGAAAACTGTAATCACAGTCCTTATTTTAAACAGTTGATAGAATATTTTATAGAGGGAGATAAGTTCAAGCTTGGAATAGAAATCCCAGGTTTCTTTAAACGTGGCATTGTCAGTGCCTATAAGGAAGCTAAGCTAATTAAAGGCTTTGTACCATCGTACAATCAATCAAGTATTGACAGAGGAATTTTAGATTTCGATGTTGTTAAATACCTGATAGCCAGACCTCGCTAAGTCTTAGC